AGGCCTTATGCCGTTGGTTAAATCTGCAAGTAAAGAAGCATTAGCTAAGAATATCAAAATTGAAGAGAAAAGTAAACCCAAAAAACAAGCCCTGGCGATTGCATTGTCCGAACAGCGTACCCATGCTAAAGGCAAAGTAAAGTCTAAGCTAGAAGCTGCTTATGCAAAACACATGGCAAAGTGAAATTTACAGTAGCAACCCCTACATATAACGATAAAAGTGGCGGTCATTGGTATATACATTATTTATGCCACGCATTAAATGAAATAGGTCATACTGCGACCATTCATTTATACGAACCGCCATATAGGATAAACCTTGATTGGAATACCCCTTTAGGGCATGACCCTGAAGCCATTGTGATTTACCCAGAAGGAATTACAGGCAACCCATTACAAGCAAAAAAGGTCGTTAGATACCTATTAGCACCTGAAAACTTCTTTGGTAAAGGAGAAATTGATTGGCAACCAACAGACTTTAAGTTAGCTTTTTCAAGGGTTTACGCTGATAACTGCGACAGTTTGTTTTACCCTATATGCGATTTAGATAAATTTCAGCCAATAGAAACCCCAAAGAAATTCAATACATTTTATGTAGGCAAAGGGCATTTAAGACAAGAATGTAACCCATTAAGAGATTGTGTAGAAATTACTAGGTCATGGCCAAAAGAAAAAAAAGAATTAGCCAAAATACTACAACTAACCAACATATTCTTTACCTATGACGAAATGAGCGCCACTAACTTAGACGCTGCATTGTGCGGTGCAATGCCATTCTTTCTTACTAATTACTTGCCCTGGGTAAAAGACAATGAATTAGGTAAACATTGGATTTATAGCTTAGACCCTGAAGAAATAGCAGAGACTAAAGAAAACATTAAGACATTAAGACCTCGTATATTACAGATGCGCCAAGAATTTCCGCAGAAATTACAAGAAATGTGTAATAAAATAGAAGCACATTTTAAGGATATGTAATGGAACACATGACTAGAAACTACCCTAAAGGCAATGCGTTATTGCGTAACCATAAAGAGTCTACTCTTGAGAAACAGCAGAAGAAGCGCCAAGAGCACAACCCCCCATTAGAACTTGAAGACAATGGCATTTTAAATAAGAAAGCCAATGAAAGAATGAAGCGTAAAGAGGCTTTGTCTAAAGCTATGAACAGATTGCATGATGTAGATATAGTAAAATAAACAAAGCCCCTAAAGGTCTGCAAACCAATAAGGGCTTCTACCAAACAACTAAATAGGAGTTGATATGGATGCAAAAGATTTTAACCTCAGCCAGCAAGAATTATTAGAATTATTTGAATACAAAAATGGCAATTTGTATAACAAAAAATTACGATTAAACGCAAAAGTTGGTGAATTAGCTGGTTCAATGCTTAAAGATGGGTATAGACAAGTATCCTTTGGCAAAAAATCTTATAAAGCACATAGGCTTATATTTTTAATGAAACATGGCTATTTACCGCCTCAAATAGACCATATTAATGGCAACAAATCTGACAATCGTATAGAAAATTTGCGCCCAGCAACCAATGCTACTAATCAATACAATAGAAAACCGCAAAAAAACAATGTTACTGGTTATAAAAACATACATTGGTGCAATAGAAGTCAAAGATATATTGTTAGCTTTAGAATAAATGGTAAGTTATCAAGTTATGGTTACTTTAAAGATATAAAAGAAGCTAATAATGTTGCTATGAAAAAAAGAATTGAATTGCACAAGGAATATGCAAACCATGGTTTTTAATGCTAAACTAATTCCTTATAAATCAATTACTTGAGATTATATGGACAAAAAACTGTCGAAGTCTGTTGAAGACAACCTAAATAGGGCTGGTAGAAAGCCTGGAGTGCCTAATAAAAGCACTACGATGGCTCGAGAGGCTATTGCTAAGTTTGTTGATGGCAACACCCACAAAATGCAAGAATGGCTACAAAGCGTTGCAGAGGGCATACAAAACGATGAAGGTAAATACATAGTTGCGCCAAACCCTGAAAAGGCTTTTGGTATGCTTCAGACTGTCATGGAATACCATGTGCCTAAACTTGCAAGAACTGAAGTAGTAGGAGATGAGAAAGCCCCTGTACGCATGGTGGTGTCTTGGAAGAAATAATAGATGTAGAGCTTGATTACAAGCCTAGAGATGTATTCTTAGATTTTCACGAAAGAACAGAGCGTTGGGCGGTAGTAGTGGCCCACAGGCGCTGCGGAAAGACAGTGGCTTGTATTCTGGATTTATTGCATAGGGCTATCAATGAAGGCAAAGAAAACGCTCAGTATGCTTACATAGCCCCTTTTTACAGTCAGGCAAAAAGTGTGGCTTGGGCATACATTAAACGCTATGCCGAGCCTATTATGACTAAAGCCAATGAGTCTGAGTTATGGATTGAATTGGTCAATGGCGCAAAAATTAAACTATTTGGTGGCGATAACCCAGACGCAATTCGTGGAAATTACCTTGATGGCGTAGTGATTGACGAAACGGCTGATATGAAGCCTAGGCTATGGGGTGAGATTTTAAGACCACTTTTAAGTGATAGAAATGGGTGGGCCGTATTCATTGGGACACCTAAAGGGCATAACTCATTCTATGAGCTATATAAAAACGCCACCCAAGACCCTGATTGGTATGTAAAGGTACTTAGGGCTAGTAATACAGGCGTTATTCCCCAAGAAGAACTATTAGACGCTAAAAAGACTATGACAGACGGTCAATTTCGTGCTGAGTTTGAGTGCGACTTTGAAGCTGAAATATTAGGCGCTATATATGGCGTAGAAATGCGTATGCTTACCGATACTGGGCATATAACCCCAATAGAGTTTGACCCTATGTACCCCTTATTTAGTAGTTGGGACTTGGGCTTTAGTGATGACACAACCATTTGGACATGGCAAGTTTGTCATGGAGAAATACGCTTTCTTGACTACCATTCAAGCAATGGAAAGGCTGTGCCATTCTATACAGCGTACATTGCACAGAAAGAAGCAGAGTATGGAGTGCCATATACAACTCATTATTTGCCTCATGACGCTAGGGCAAAAACACTAGCAAGTGGTGGAAAGTCTATAATTGAACAACTTTCTTTGAAAATTCCGTTAAAATGTATGAAGATTGTGCCAAATTTGTCACTTCAAGACGGAATACAAGCAACTCGTATGATGCTATTAAGAAGTTGGTTTGACCCTAGATGTGAAGATGGTGTTGAATGTTTAAGGCAATACCAGCGTGAGTATGACGAAGATAGAAAAGTATTTAGAGATAAACCGAAGCATGACTGGACATCACATGGCGCAGATAGCGCAAGAATGGCAGCCGTAGCTTGGAGTGAAGAAGCAAGAATTCCCCAGAAAGACGACTCGATTAAGGGGCTGTTTGTAGGAAAAACTGATGTTTCGCTGAATGACTTGTGGAAAGACACCAAAGTCAGGACAGCAGGGAGAATTTGATGGCGAATGATAAGGCAACTGTAGACCACAGTTATGAAAGTTGGTACAAAACGATTATGGGCTATGAACGCTCATATAAGCGTTGGGAAGCCAGAGTAGACCGCATTGTTAAGAAATATAAGGATGACAGTCGCTATGACCGCAATCCTAATGCTAGGTTTAATATTCTTTGGTCAAATGTCCAAACCATTCAGCCAGCTATCTTTGCTAGACTTCCTCGCCCTGATGTAAGCCGTAGATTTAGAGACAATGACCCTATTGGGCGTGTAGCGTCAATGATGCTTGAGCGAGCCTTAGAGTTTGAAATTGAGCATTATGGCGACTATAAGTCTGCTATGAATAACAGCGTTTTAGACCGCTTATTGGGTGGTCGTGGCGTTAGCTGGGTGCGTTACGAGCCTCATTTTGAAGCAGACGAAGAGCAACCTGACGATGGCTTAGAAATTACCGAAGACTCTGATGAAGCTGAAACTCCTGAAGGTATGGACAATGAGTCCCCCGAAAGAATTGAATACGAGTGCTGCCCTGTAGATTATGTCCATTGGAAAGACTTTGGACACACAGTCGGTAGGACTTGGGAAGAAGTAACCGCAGTATGGCGTAAAGTTTATATGAGTCGCCCTGCCCTTGTTGAGCGTTTTGGCGAAGAATTAGGTTACAAGATTCCACTTGACACTAAACCTGACGACTTAAAACAGTCTTACAAGTCTGATGACGGAGTATACGAAGCCCTTGTATACGAAATTTGGGACAAAGAAACAGGTAAGGTTTTATGGATTTCTAAGTCAATGGGCAAAATTCTTGACGAAAGAGATGACCCACTAGGACTTG